CATCAGGACGCTGACGCAGCAGTATAACGTCACCTATATCGGCATCGACTCCACCGGCGTCGGCCTGGGAGTATACGAGAACGTCAAAGCGTTTTTCCCGCAGGTGAAGGAGTTTGTCTATAACCCGAACGTTAAAAACGCCCTGGTGCTGAAGGCTTACGACACCATCGCCAGCGGGCGGCTGGAGTTTGATGCCAGCCACCTCGACATCGCGCAGTCATTCATGTCTATCCGCAAGGCCACCACGGCCAGCGGCAACCGTCCGACCTATGAAACCAGCCGCAGCGAGGAAGTCAGTCACGGCGATTTAGCCTGGGCGACCATGCACGCGCTGGCAAACGAGCCGCTGCAGGGACAGGCGGCACACACGCAGAACATTGTGGAGATTTATTAATGAGCAAACGCAGGAACCGCACCCGCACGCAGCCCGTGCCGCAGCCGGATAACATGACCAGCGGGGCAGCGTCGGAGGCGTTTACCTTTGGCGACCCGATCCCGGTGCTGGACCGCCGTGAACTGCTGGACTACGTGGAATGCGTAGCTAATGATCGCTGGTATGAGCCGCCCGTAAGCGTTGACGGGCTGGCGCGCACGTTCCGCGCCGCCGTGCACCACAGCTCACCGATCAGCGTAAAGTGCAATATTCTGGCGAGTACCTTTATCCCGCACCCGCTGCTTAGCCAGCAGGCGTTCAGCCGCTTTGCGCTGGATTACCTGATTTTCGGCAATGCCTACATAGAGAAGCGGACCAGCCGCCTGGGTAACGTGCTGAAGCTGGAGCCGTCGCTTGCGAAATTCACCCGGCGCGGCCTCGACCTGGACACGTACTGGTATGCACACTATGGCATTAACACAGAGCCGTATGAGTTTGCGAAAGGCAGCGTCTTCCACCTGATGGAACCAGACATTAATCAGGAGATTTACGGCCTGCCGGGTTACCTATCGGCTATTCCTTCGGCGCTGTTGAATGAATCGGCCACGCTGTTTCGCCGTAAGTATTACCTCAACGGCAGCCATGCGGGTTTCATCATGTACATGACCGACCCGGCGCAGAGCCAGCAGGATGTGGACAATATCCGCGGTGCCATGAAAAGCGCAAAGGGCCCAGGCAACTTCCGTAACTTATTTATGTACAGCCCGAACGGGAAAAAAGACGGCATCCAGATCATCCCCCTGTCGGAGGTGGCGGCAAAGGATGAGTTTCTGAACATCAAGAACGTGAGCCGTGACGACATGCTGACCGTGCATCGCGTACCGCCGCAGCTGATGGGGATTATGCCGAATAATGTTGGGGGGTTTGGGGATGTGGAGAAAGCAAGTTTAGTATTTGTACGTAATGAGCTGATGCCTCTACAAAAGCGATTGCAGGAATTGAATAGCTGGTTAAATGAAGAAGTAATTCGCTTCGAGACATATAGATTGCAAACTGAATAGTAAAAAAATTGATATTACCTTTAAGCTATAGCAGCCACTAACTGTGGCTGCCTTACATTAAATTTCATGCAATACCTTAAAAATTATGCTTTATTTTCAAGCTAAAAAATCCTCGAAAACATGTTTATGAGCGGTTATAAATTCGTGATGCTTAATACTTTCATAATATTCATCACGAACTAAATCACGAGCATCTGCAATATCAAGCCCTTCCTCAATTAACTGCCTAGCAATGCTAGCATAATGTTTTATTGACTTCATACCTCGATTAATGGCAGCATTACGCTCTGCACGCACACCACCTGCGTCAGGTTTTAAATTAAAGACTTTTAATGTCACTTGAGCAACATGAGACATTCTAGGGCCTATATTATTTCTTATTTCGACATCACCATTATAAAAAAATCTAAAATAAAGCTCTGGATTCAACTCATCCATCTTTAACAAGTCTGACTCACTATAATTTTGCCTATCCTTAAAAAAACCACAGCGTTGTTTTTCACCACAAGATCCAAATAAATTTTCCCATGCAAAAGTTAAGTGTGGGTGGATACCCTTCCTTAAAAAATGTTCAATGTGCTTATCGCCTTCCTTTTTAAAATCTATTCTTCTTTCACAGTAAGCGCATAGGTTGCCTTGCATTTTTCTCAACTCAACCCATATAAGACGTTTCTGAGCACTCGATACACTGTCCCAATCATCATTTTGATGATTAAAATTTCTCAAAACAGCTGGACCATCTGCAGGCCTTACTAGAAATCTCATAAATGAACCTCAACTCTGCGTTTTTTTGTTTTTCAACTTTTGTTTAAAATTAACTAACGATATCAGTTCATCACATTCAAGAATCAGTGGATGCGTTTTACCGAAATGGCTATCTAACTTCGCTCTTAGAGAAGTACCTTTTTCATCATTAAATTCGCCAAGCTCGATTAGTTTTCTATATTCATTTAACCATGCCACTTCTTTTACATGGGGGGTTGGATCTGTTTTCATACCATACAAAAGTGCATCGTTATTAGTTAAGCCTTTAGTTTGATATCTAGGACTAACAATCTTTATCTCATTTTGCCCAAGTTCATTTAAAGATTCTTCGAGAATCCTAATACATCTTTCAGGGACAGTTGAAATCACTTGAGGGCTATGCGTCGAAATGATGAATTGAATATTGGGGAAAGTTGTCAACAATCTTTCAATAATTTGCTGTTGCCAATGTGGATGTAAATGAAGGTCTATTTCATCAATTAATACTATACCTCTCCCTTCGAATGGATTTTCTAACATTGGGTTTAGTAAGGATAGTCTTCTTGCTAAATCACCAACAAGCGTTAAGATAGTTTTCTCACCTTGGGAAAGTTGTTGAGCATCAAGTTCTACATTATCCTTTGTCAAAACAAGTTTGACATCGCTTTCTCCATAGACCAAATTAATACTTTCAAACTCAGGCAAAAATTTAAGGATAGCATTAGTAACGCTTTTATAAAAGGCTGATGAATTTAATAGGTTATTATCATTAGCGTTAACCTTTTGAAGCATAACCCTTTTTTCTTCACGGCTAATCTCTAGATTAGAAATAACATTTTTATCTATACCAGTAATTGAAGATAACTGATTAAGCGTTCCAGTAATGCTTTCTATTTCCTTAATAAGCAAATCAGCACTTCCATACAAATCAGAATTTTCATGCGCAGCTTTATTACGGAGAAAAGTAAGCCAACTTAAGAAATCGCCAAAATCATTTCTATCAAAAATTATATCTTCGTAGTCCTCAAATTTTGACCAAGAGCTTTTGTTTTTAGTAGGTTTTCTTTTATTATCGACGCCGCCACCAACATTTGATCTCACTATGGAATAATAAGCCATTAAAGGAAGGCTTGAATTTTTCATAAGCGTATTGACATGCCGATACATAGTCGCAATTTCTTTTATTTCCTGTAGTTCATTTTTCCTTTTAAAAGAAACACCATCTTTTGCATTAGTAATGAGTAGATTGCAATTATACTGCTGAATCTTGAAAGTTGAGGCAATAGATGCGTAATGAGCATCTGGAGAGTTATTAATCTCGAAGTCTTTAATATAAGTGCCCGGCTTGTCTTTTTTTTGAATATTTGATCTTAACCAACTAAGCGAAATGGCAACTGCATCAAGTAACGTTGTTTTTCCGTATCCGTTATCTGCAACAAATACAGTTAGATCATCCTCTAAAGTAACAAAGACTTCTCGCAATCTTTTGAAGTCACTAACTGATAACTTTTTTAGATATAAATTATCGTTATTTAGAGCCTCATTTAGGTCTCTCAATTGTTGAGAGTTTCGTATAATATTAGCAGGTAAATTACCTTCGATCATTTCTAAAAAATCAGAAAAGATTATGTCCAGTCTTTTTTTTGATTCACTCACCTGGCTCCCTCCGCTAGAAACTTATTAATTAAATCATGTCCGTATTTTACCTTCATTCTGAGGATAAAATCAGGCTCGATATGAATGCAATATGACAGCAATCCTTTTGCATTAAGTACTTCATCTTCCGTAAGCTCATTCAAGCTGTACCTAAATATCAATGATGATAGATGCCTTTTTTTCTTACGGCCGATAGAAAGCTTTCCTTCATTTGTGATTGTCACTCCAGTGATATGCCGGTTATGTGCTTTAGATGAGAAAACTGTTTTCGATTCATTAACTGTCAACCCGGAAGCATGTTCTGCAAGCAGTGCTTTAACGATGCGTGGAATGACAAATAACATACCTTTGCTTGATGTTGAAAACGTAATATCATCAGCATATCTTGTGTAAACCACCCCCATGCTATCGCAATATCCATGCATTGCTCTATCAAATTCATACATAACGAAATTACTAATAAAAGGTGAGCTAGGCGCACCTACACTCAAAATATGAGTTTTGCTTCTTTTTTGCCCAGGCTTCCAGAATAAAAAATTGTGTAATAGACTTTCATCTTTTCTTGTAAGATTAAATCCAAGTTTATTCAACTTCTCAAAAAATAATTCAGGTTTAACTTTATTGAAAAAGTTTTGAAAATCCATCTTTAATAAATAGTCATTTCCTTTATGCCTATTTGCATTATCTTTAATACTGATATCATTTTGATAAGCAGTTGCAGATGAATGAACTGGTAAAAAGTCTTTTAGGTAAGCAACCAATATTCTTTGTATTTCTTTTATTTTTTTTGTGGGCTGTGCTATTACTCTAAACCCAGTAGTGCGTTTCGGGATGTAGTAAACGCGATACCTTTTTGGAGCCTTTGCTGCAATCGCTGATAACTGAAGGGGGGTTACTTTGTGTTTTTCACATAATATTTTTTCTATTTGCATAGTGAATATCTCAAAAACTGCTCGCTGCAAGAATCTGCAGCGAGCATTGCCCTTTACTAAAGACAGCGAAAGACACGCACTTCGCCTTCGCAGAGACTGCGCTAGCAGGTGATGCGAAGGCGAAGTGCGTGTCTTTCGCAACCCTGATATAGACAATAAATTAGAGCCTGGCTAACCGCCCGGCTGGAACCAATGTTCCCACGCTAAAGAGCTCTTGAAGTCTAATGAAGTTACTATTAGATAGCAAGCAACAAGCGCGCGCTCGTACCCCCGCCACGCCTGCCCGCTTTATGCAGCGGTTTTCATGCAGGTGCATGACATAAACAAAAGCCCGCCAGTACTGGCGGGCCGAAGGGTCAACGATCCTTTTGGGATCATGCGGATTCATGCAGCATAGACATGCACTTACCTACACAGAGTCAGAACAGCGGCAGGTTGTCATCTGGAGCAATGAGGCTCATATCAACCTGGATTTGATTTTTCAGCTCCTGTAGATAAAGGAGCCCCTGCCAAAGAGAAACAGGGGCAGAAATCTCAAGCCAGAAAACACCATCATAAGTCCTGCCTAACCAGAAACCGCCGCCATTCTCTTTAGGCCGCTGAAAGAAAACTAATCCGCCTGGCGTATAATCAGTCAGGCTTTCGCCCCGGTAAACTACCTGATAATTCGAATCGCTTCCGGCCATCGCCTAACGCCTCGCGGTACTCGTTGTTGAACCTTGCCAGCCCCAAAAATAAATTTTTGTTGCCAGCAACGTTATCAATATGACTCGCTGAACTCAGTTCATTCCGCAGCGTAAAAAATCTCATCTTCAGGGACATTCTCACAGCCCGAATGTGCTAACTCTGCAATGATACTCATTGCTAACTTCATATCGGATGGCTTGCAATTCGCTATCAGCGACACCTCAGCTATGAACTGAACGCAGGCCATTTTACGATTTATCGGTGCCAAATCTTGAGTGTTCATCTTACCTCCCTTTTGCCCTAAAGACTGTATAAGCATACAGTAGTAGATGCATCTAAAAATGTGAAATGTTTTTTCATTCAATCGGGCTTAATCTCAAATCAAAATTGTGATTGGCTGCCGTTCCAACCTGTTATTTTGATTAGAAAAAGAGCTAGACTGAGTAATTCCCCGGCTTCGGTTATTGATGCCACTTTGGCTTAAACCCATTTACTCCACTTATCATCCTCCTGCAGCCGTCCTTTGCTGTAAAAAATGCGCATACCTGCACCAGAATCAAGGCTCCCACCGGACAGAAGCAGATTTGTTTCCCTTTCTTCCCCGGCAAACCCCCTCACCCGCAGTTCTGCAACCAGAAGCGCCCGCTGATCATCGTCAATTTCCTGCTTATAACTCTGTTTCTGGCGCGGCTTCACCACCCGGAGACGCGCCAGCAGATCACGGCGCTGTTTTCTGGTCATGTTGTTGAAGTCTGCCGGACCATACACAGGCGTTCCGCCCGGCTCGACAGGTTCAACAGTTACCGGCTCACTTCCGGAAATGCTCATTTTTTCATCAGGGGGACAGTTATTGCCACGAGTCCAAGGGGCGCTAGCGCCCTGGTCGGCTGCCGCCTCCTGAACGTCAACGGCCTTACGGACCATTTTCCACTTCGTTGCGTGCGTGCAGATGCGGCCC